TTCGACACCTGCCCAAAGCAGTTCTACCACACGCACATCCTCAAGGAGTTTCCCTACGAGGAGACCGAGGCGATGCGGTACGGCACCGAGTTCCACAAGGCTGCCGAGGAGTTCATCCGCGACGGAACACCAGTTCCCGAGCGCTTCGCCTTCGCCCGGCCCGCGTTGCAGACGTTGGCTGACAAGCCCGGCACCAAGCACTGCGAGTTCAAGTTCGGTCTGACCAAGGACCTCAAGCTCTGCGACTTTTTTGACCAGCGGGTGTGGTTCCGCGGCGTGGTGGACCTTGTGATTGTGGACGGCGACGAAGCCCTGATCGTGGACTACAAAACGAGTAAGTCGGCCCGCTACGCCGAGAAGGGGCAGCTCGAACTCATGGCGCTGGCCATGTTCAAATGGTTCCCGAAGGTCAAGAAGATCCGCGGCGGGTTGGTGTTCGTTGTGTCCAACGAGTTCGTGCGTGACACCTACACAATCGACCGGCAGGACGAAATGTGGGCGAAGTGGTTCGCCGAATATGCTAAGCTGGAGAAGGCTGCCGAGACCGGCGTCTGGAACCCGAAACCCTCTGGACTGTGCCGGAAGTGGTGTAAGGTGCTTGATTGCGTTCATAACGGGGCCTCACGATAGGAGATCTCCATGCCCTACAAGAACCCCAAGCGCGATCGAAAGTACAAACGCGAATATGAGCTCCAAAAGGCTCGTGGTGAGCACGAGGACCGGATGGAGCGGCAGCGTGCGCGGCGCGCGGTGGACAAGAAGGGCATCGACCGCTCCGGCAAGGATGTGAGCCACAAGAAGCCGCTGTCCCGTGGGGGCGCCAACAGTGACGGCTACCGGCTGGAGAGCCCCAGCACCAACCGGGCCCGAGGAGGGGCCATGAGCAAGCCGTATACCAAAACGAAGAAGCCCAAGAAGAAGTAGGTATGCGCTTCGCATACCAATAGGAGAGAGAAATGGGAGCCTACTACAACGAGTTTGACCCTCGTGCAGCAGCGTGGCTGCGTGAGCTGATAAAACGAAAACTTATCGCCGATGGAGAAGTGGATGAGCGCAGCATCCTTGATGTGCATGCCGAGGATCTAAGGGGTTTTACCCAGTGCCATTTCTTCGCTGGTATTGGTGGGTGGTCATACGCCCTTCGCCTCGCCGAGTGGCCCGACACACAGCCCGTGTGGACCGGTTCACCCCCATGCCAACCGTTCAGTGCAGCCGGCCAACAGAAAGGAAAAGAAGATGAGCGACACCTTGCACCCCACTTCGCGGACCTCGTCGCCGCAGGTCGACCCCCCTTCGTGTTTGGAGAGCAAGTCGCCAGCTCGGCGGTGTTCGGAAAAGTTGCAAAGCGCGCTAAAAAAGACACTGACAAAGAGCCTGACTGGGCGTGGATCGACGATTTATCCGACCGACTGGAAGGATCACACTACGCCGTTGGGGCGACAGATATCCCGGCTGCGGGTGTCGGGGCGCCGCACATCCGCCAGCGAACATTCTTTGGGGCTGTCAGGTTGGCCGACGCCGAATGCGAGGGATCACAAGGATGGGGCGGCGCCGAGCGTGGTGGTGAGTGGCCGCACGGACAAGATTGCCCACGCTGTGCAGATGGCGGGCTGGCCGACGCCAGTGGTCAACGACACGACGGGCAGCAAGTATGCCTACAGTCAGGGAAACCACGACAAGAAAGTGTTGAAGCTGCCGGGGGCGGCGGATCAGGCAGGTTGGGCGACGCCGACGACCGTGGACAAGGCACGCTCAGAGACCTTCCAGAAGGGTCGGGAACTCAACGCGAGGGAGTTGTTCTTGCGGGGCGAACAGGTCGGCCCCGCCCGTATCACGAGTTCTGGCGAGATGCTGACTGGCTCTTTTGCCGGGATGGAAAGTGGCGGCCAGTTGGACCCGGCACATTCCCGCTGGCTCATGGGGTATCCGCCCGAGTGGTGCGACTGCGCGGTTATGGCAACGCCATCGTCCCGCAAGCGGGCGCCGCGTTCATAAGAAGTTTCACCGGAGCCGTACGTGATGCGTTCGGCGAGCAGCGGTAGGTGCACCATGAAGATCATTGACAACAAGGCGCTGGTCATGCGCCTCGACGACCCGACGCCGGTGCTCACAACGATCAAGCAGAGCGAGGCGCTGGACAGCCACACCGTGGCCGTGAAGTGGGACCTCAAGAATGTCCACCGGCTGCGTAGCTTCAACATCAAGGCGCCCTCACCGATCGAGGGTAAGTACAACTGGCCGGGGATGTACAAACCCTACGACCACCAGAAAACGACAGCGGCGTTTCTGACGCTAAACCCACGTGCGTTTTGCTTTAACCAACAAGGCACCGGGAAGACAGGCAGTGCTATATGGGCCGCTGACTTTCTCATGACGCAGAAAATCATACGGCGCGTGCTGGTGGTCTGTCCTATGTCTATCATGGACGCCGCGTGGCGCAACGACCTGTTCACCTTTGCTATGCACCGGCGCGTAGACATCGCCCATGGCTCCGCCGACAAACGCCGCAAGGTTATCGAGAGCGACGCAGAGTTCGTTATCATCAACTACGACGGCATCGCCATCATGCAGGAAGAGCTGGCTGCCGGCGGGTTTGACCTCATCATCGTAGATGAGGCGACGGCCTACGCTACGGCGACAACAAAGCGGTGGAAGGCGCTCAGCAAGCTTGTCACGGAGCGGACATGGCTCTGGATGATGACCGGCACTCCGGCCGCGCAGGGGCCGATCAGCGCCTACGGGCTGGCCAAGCTGGTGAACCCCCGGGGAGTGCCTCGAACATTTACGGCCTACCGGGACAGCGTGATGGAGAAAGACGGGCCCTTCCGCTGGAAGCCTAAGCCCCATGCAGTCCAGACCGTGCACCAGATCCTGCAGCCGGCGATCCGCTTCACCAAGGAAGAGTGCCTCGACCTGCCCGACATGGTCTACGTGCGGCGCCGGGCCGAGATGAGCTCGCAGCAGAAGGCGTTCTACAAGCAGCTCCGGAAAGACCACCTGCTGGCGCTGCAGGGCGCGGATGTGACTGCGGTCAATGCAGCCGTCATGATGAATAAGCTCAGCCAGCTGGCATGCGGCTGCGTCTACACCGACGACGGCGACGTGATCGAGTTCGACATCACAAACCGATACAAAGCGTTGCGCGAGGTCATCGACGAAGCGGCCAACAAGGTCATCGTGTTCGTGCCGTTCCAGCACACCATCGACCTGCTCACAGAGAAACTCCGCGCCGACAAGATCACCGTGGGCGTTATCAGCGGCAAAGTCTCCGCCGGCAAGCGGACACAGCTGTTTCGGGAGTTTCAGACCACACCCGACCCCCGGGTTCTGGTTGTGCAGCCGCAGGCTGCGGCGCACGGGGTGACGCTCACGGCGGCAGACACAATCGTCTGGTGGTCCCCGACGGCGTCGCTTGAGATCTACGAACAGGCCAACGCCCGTATCCACCGGTCCGGCCAGAAGAATAAGTGCACCGTGGTGCACCTCAGCGGCTCCGCCGTCGAGGACCGCATCTACTCGCTGCTCGGTCAAAAAATAAACGTGCACTCAAAAATCATCGAGCTTTACGGCGGTTCTATTGACTAGGACTGTTTTAATGTGGTATTAATCGCTTACAGCGAAGGAGAGATACTTTGGAACCTCAATCAAGGATTGACGCCTACGTCGCTGAGACAGGCTACCCCCGCAGCTTATTCGTTGGTGAGGATGGGCGCATCGTCGGCACATGGATCATGGGCAACAACTACCGCGTTAAGACTGGCTATTATGGCGGCTATCCGCACGGGTATCTGAAACGCGTAAAAGCGATGTTCCCGGACAAGAGCCACCCTCTACATGTGTTCTCTGGGCGGGTGGACCAGTCGGTCTGGCCGGGCGACACTGTAGATCTGAACCCCGACATGGAGCCGACGTATCTGGACGACGCGCAGTCGTTGGAGGACGTGCCACTCGAAGAGTATGACATTGTGCTCGCAGACCCACCATACTCCGTCGAGGACGCCGAACACTACCAGCCGACAATGGTGAAGCGGAACAAGGTGATGAAAGCGCTCGCGCGCTGCCGGCCCGGAACGCATGTTGTCTGGCTCGATCAGGTTTTACCGATGTATCGCAAGGACGAATGGTCGATCATCGGTGTGGTCGGAATGGTGAAGTCTACAAATCACCGGTTCCGCGTAGTAACGATTTTTGAGCGTGTATAAACTATAATAGTGGAGAGACCCAATGACTGACATACCCGTCGATCGCCTCACGAAGGCGTACCTGAAGATCCGCGACAAGCGGTCCGAGCTCCGCAAGGCTTACGACGCCGAGGACTCGGAGTTGAAGGGGCAGCTGGAGCTCATCCAGTCTGCGCTGCTGGACTACTGCAAAGACCACAATGTCGACAGTGTCCGGACCCCGTTTGGTCTGTTCTATCGCACCACGTCCACGCGTTACTGGACAAGCGACTGGGAGGCCATGAACCGGTTCATCCTCGAGAACGAGCTGCCGGAGTTCTATGAAAAGCGTCTCAACCAAGGCGTTGTTCGCGAGTTCCTCGAGGAGAACCCTGAAACCGTGCCCCCGGGTCTGAACACGACCTCGGAGTACTCGATCCGCGTGAGGAAGAAATGAGTCAGTATGTGAACACCGCACAGCTGTGCGAGCATTTTGGCATCTCCACGACCAAGCTGAGGAGCATGCTGGTAGACGGGGCGATCCCGCCCGACACGTACATCCAGCACGGGCGTACCTACCGTTTCAACGTAGACGCCGTGGAGAAAGCTTGCTACACCAACCC